TTACCGACAAAGGAGGTCCGATCGAACGTCCTCAGCCACCATGTGGGTGTAGATCATAGTGGTTGTGACATCCTCATGTCCGAGCAATGCTTGAACCTTGGTCACGGGTACGCCAGCTTTCAATAAGTCAGTTGCTACGGTGTGTCGGATAGCATGGGGCACGAAGTTTTTATCAGCAACCTCCATCTCTTTACGTGCAAACCTCCAGACCTTATCCACAAAGTTTGTATCGAAGTCGAACAGGATACCCTCGGCATTTGGTACGGTCATGCTCAGGATTTTCCACACCTTGTCATGCATGGGTACGGTCCTGATTGATTTACCCTTGGCGATGTCGGCAGTGATCTTAATTGATCGACCATCCAGATCCAGGTGACGGATAGGACGAAGAGCCAAGATCTCACCGATCCGCATCCCGGTGTACCACGCGATGGTCAACACATCAGCTACTTGGTGGCGCATATCGGTTGATCGCTGTGTCCTGGTACGCCTTGATAGAAGAACCTTGACCATGCGTAGCTCATTCTCTGCTATCAAACGGTCACGCCTGTATTGTTTCTCCGATGCCATCACAAACTTGGGTAGCTTCGGGATCAGGCCATCCTCCATGACTGCCTTGAGTACCGTTTTAAGGCTTGTCATGAACCGATTGACAGTAGTGGGGGTCCGATACCTTGGGCTGTCCTCGGTGCCTATGTCCGTGCTGCTTAAGTGCTGCTTCAGCTTACGGATTGAACCATGGGTCAGGTCAACACACCTTGGATCATCCAGAAAGGCAATGATCTTCTCCATCCTGGCGATGCTATCCCGGCAGTGACTGGTGTCTCCAGCCCATTGGTTGCCACGGAATGTATCAAGTGCCTCGGACAGTTTGATATCCTCACCGAACATCTCAAGGTCAACGATCTGCTCCTGCAATGCGTCGATCTCCAGCCTCTTCTTAAGCATGACTTTCCTGGCATCAACAATGTCATGTTCATTGGTAGACTCTTTGATACGAAAACCTCCGTACCTGAACTGCATAACAATCTTACCCTCACGGCCTTGCCTGTCAAAGTACCTATATAAACCCTTCTCCAGCTTCTTAAGCATCTAATATCCCCTCTAATATTTGCATGGTTTGTTTGCCCTTGGTGCTCATGTACACGGACATTTGTCTTCTATTCATAGGGTTGGGGGTCTGAATGATCAGTCCCAGTCCCATCTCACGCTCTGCTTTTCTATCATAATAGGTGCCCAACTTCATGAGGTGCCTGGACACACTGCCCGATGCTAAGTTACTCAGTTTGCCCAGGTCTTGCTGTCCTATACCCTCATTCTGGGATACCTTAATTAACAAGTCGATCTTTTGGATGTTTATTTCGGGGTCCAGGTTATTGCGTATCCACTCGATCACAGTTCCAAGATTTTTGAGGCTCATGGTTATCACTCCTTAAGTAGTCAGGTGTCACTGTCCGTGCGTAGCGTAGCATTAGCTCAACACGAACCAGCATGTATTGGGGAAGATCATCCCACAATGTCAGGATGTCCTCGTCATTTGATAGCGTATGTACATAGCACCCATCTTCAATCAGCACAAGAGTATTGTTGTCGATCTGTATTTTGACTTCCATATGGTAGTGTCCTTCAGTTTAATAGTGTAGTAAGTTGTTAACAATGCGGTGCCTCCTTTAATTGTTGCCAATATTTAAGTGCCGTTTTCACATTGCAGACCTCCGGTCCTGAGTCTATCCCAGGATGAGTGTCTTTCCGTCCTCACCTCTCGATGAGTTTGGCGCTGTTTGAAAGGTCGCTCAGGGTGCCTAAATATAATTGATATGTCAACATATAGTGTGTAAATGCCGTACGTGGATCGGGCTAAGGGTTTCCCTGATGTTACAGAGTGGTATCTTTATCGGGGTAGACCCTACGTTGCTCTTCAATCAATGCACCTCGCAGTTCAGCGGTTATATTAGCCATGCCCATGAAGCGGGCCTTACATCCAGGTTTTGTGGCGACGGATGCTTGGGACACAAGCTGGATCTGCAATTCGAGCAGCCGATGTATACTCATTTCGATAACCCTCTTGCTAAATACTACCATAATGTGCCTCCATAGAAAGGTATATATTAGCCCTGCCTGTCCTCGTCAAGCCTCTATCATGTGGGCCAGCGTATTAACCAGCACCAGGGAATAATCCTTGAAGGGTAACGCTCCTTTCTTTGGGGCCGGTACGCCATGTTCCTTAAGGGTGTGGACCACCAGATAAACCCAGTTGTAATAACACCAATGGCTGGCACATTCATCGTGGGCAGTGAACATACTGTCTATCCAGGTGTCCAGGGTGACTGGACCAAAGGTGATACATTCCCAGGACTGAGGCAACGTGTCGATTTTACCTATGATTTTACAGGTCATTTGGTTTCTCCAGTAAAGGTACGATTGCCATTGCGGTGAAGATCGTCACGGTTACTACGATGATTAAATTGATCATATTGTTTCCTTATTTGTAATGCCATACGGCGTGAAATTCGCTGTCGAAAAGACCTTGTGCCCAGGCTGGGCGTTGACTATCCATGGTTGGTGCCCATTTGTCCCATTGTTGCACCATATGGGCGCAGTATCGGGTGGCGATCAGTTGGTAATTCCTATTGAGGCAGAACGCTTTGCCTGTGGTTTTATGGGTGACCGTGACGTAGGGTAGGCTGTTCTGATATCGGTTTTCATGGTGCTGTTTGAGCATGTAGGCATATTTCCTGGCCTTAATCTTGTGGGCACGTTTTGTCCCGGTGATCTTCATGTAAAAGTGACCGCAGGGATAAGAGGTCAGGGTGTAGTGCTGGTTGGTGTGTTGGATCTTAGTAGGCCCAGGTGTTGGTCCATCGATTCGCATCCAGGCTGGTGGCGGCGTTGTCATTGTTGTCTCCATGGTTAATCTGCCAGGTAATCAATGAGTGTGTTCAGCCAGTATTCCATCCGATACAGACCATAGGACAGATCATCATCCAGGGCATCAGGTTCATACCCCAGGTCCACGGCTGTATCCTTAAGGACTCTGACACACTCTGTTGGATCGGCTTTAAGTTCCTGTAATTTCGCAATGATTGCGCTCATGACTACACTGTTGACTGTTTTCGCTTTCATGATTAGCATTCCCCTTCTGTGGTTACGGTGCCCACGGGATCAAAATTGTCATCGATTATGGACCCGAAGGATGACTCCAGATCCCCATTAAGTTTGACGCACCCTCCATCGAAGAGTCCCTCCAGAAGGTCATCTACGACATCCTCAAGTTCATCAAAGGATGATACCCAAAGGGTGTCACAAGCGATCAGATTGCCGTCGTTGTCAGTGATAGTAATTGTTTGCATGATTAGATGTCCTTTCTGTTTTGAATTGCGATGGGTCCAGCATAGCAGACTTGTTTCCCGGTCATGTTCAGTGCCATGTGTCGGCCCAGGATGTAGTTTGTGCATTCGGTCATTTTCTTGCCTTTGGTGTAGGTCAGGCAGTACAGGTCGTTGATCATCAGGTAAAAGTTCATGGTGTTGCTCCTTTATTAAATGAGGTGTAATCCTGTGAAGGTTCGTGCTTGGCAAGCATAACCGGGACGATCTCTTTTCTTTTCCCATCGGATGATAGGCATCCATGATCCCCATCCCGGCGTATTCCGTTTGGTTGGCTTCCCCAGGCGATCAGAGGGTTTATACCAGACCCATTTCCAGAAGATCGTGCCCCTGGTCCCTGCTTTAACTTCCTGGGCGATCCACAGGATATCCTGCGTTGCCTCGACCCTTTGTCCATCGTGCTTGATTGTGATCTCCATTATGCGATCACCTCGCCTTCGCTATTCGTGTATTCAATTTCAGTGTCGCTGTAGTTGGTTTCGAGTTCGTCGATCAGGTCCAATAGGCTGGTGTATTCTGTGTAGTTCATGGTGTAGCTCCTTTGGTTAGTTGATTAATTCCACGTTGAGTCCTACCACATAGCGATGTCATGTCATGTGGTAGAACTGGGCGTTTAATTAATGCTGGATGAAGACCACATGCTTGTGATGCTGGCAGGCTTTACACTCGATGCCGCATGTCAAGGTACGCTTGGCGATCCCATACGGGCAGATTTTAGCCCGATATTTCTTAGCCATTGCGATGATCTCGGTGTGGGTGCCATAGTTGATCTCGCCGCCGGGCAGGATGCTCTCAACGATGTTGAACCCGTAGATCGGGCGATATGGTGACTTGGTGTAGGCGAAGAAGATCACGTCCGGTAAAACCCGGTGTACACGCTTTGCGATGATTGCCCATTTCATGGCGTACTCATTGGAGTAGAAATCGCCAGATTCATGCACACGGACCGCCTTGACTCCATACTTGTTAACGCTTTGAACGATGGTCCAGGTCATTCGATCGGTGAATTTATCGCTTAGGGATGCTTGATAATTGCGCTCACGGCAGGGCATGACCGATGGATATAGTTTTTCTGCTTTCATGGCGTAGCATGTTTTTTGACACTCTTCACAATTGGGGCATGTTTTGACGGTCGGCATGTTCCAGATCAGGATATCATGGCTGAGTTTGCCATTGCCAAGGGATAACGTCATGGTCTCTTCACCTGTGGTCTCGGTCTTGATGTAGTTTCCTACCTTGCGTGTTTTAGTTGTCGGTGCTTCTATGATCGCCTGAATGAGTTCACTTTTTGTGTATGTTTTCATCGTTGTTGCTCCTAAGTGTAATGTCGTCTGGTAGATTAAAGGTTTCAAAACTTCTTGATAGACTCAAAGCAGGGCACCTTAAGTCTATCCGGTAGGCTTGAAACGATTGTGAATTGGTTGGATGTTCAATGGTCATTCTTTACAGTATGGTAGCCGTGTGTTTTGTCTCTTCTTATAGTAGGGTTTACCCTTGTCAAGGCACCTTGAATCCCGCCACGCCGACTATCTGGTTAACTCGTCCCGTATCGCCCCGGTACGTTATCCCGGTTTGACCATCTTAGGGTTGAGACCCCCCGGTTGCTATTTGCCCCCGGTCGTTCGGAATGACCCCCGAACTGTCAATCAAGATACTACCGAACGACAAACAATGTCAAGCGGAATTACAAAGAAAATTAAAATAAATGTCACTATGGTATTGAAAGGCCTATGGATAAAGGATCATAGCGCTTCGACCCACTGATACCGATCGACAATCTTATATATAAGGTAACATCGTACTCCCAAGTCGAAACACAATGTCGTCAGGAAGGGCCAAAACACGCTGTTTAAGAGCCATTTGGTAAGGCCTGGGCCTGTGACCCTCAGAAGCACTGAACCGAGCAAAACGCTGCGACCCTTTACTGGTAAGGGTTTCGACACCTGACTACAGGCCGAAAGAAAAACATAGATACTAATGACCGTCCAAAACACCAGGCAAACAACAGATGATAACCAGGTAATGATAGCGATGGTTCAACCTAATGCCATTCAACCCAATGATAAGTGTTATGCTATCTATAATAAGGTAGGGGTTCATAATGATGTAAGGGATGTCATGACATATGGAGTTATGGCTTATGGTGCAGCTATCCTATAGCAAGTGTTTGTCGTGTCTAACATGGGGTATCGGACCTAATGGAAAGAGGGTCGGGCTTATCATGATGATGTATCCTAATGATAGTGCATGGTGTATAACTGAGGATGTCATGACGTATAGAGTCAAAACAGATATTGGAACATTCATATAAACGTATCAAGATTGGTTGATATGTACATAATGTAACGAATCCAAGGGTCTACTGATGACTGATCCGTAGGTTCTGAGCCTGGGAGCCACTACATATGGTGTACCACAATGTTCTACCACAAGATATGGTAGGGGGCACGGGGGGTACTCTCGTCCTGTGTATATTATCATGGGTATTTAAATTTTTGTAATGAAAACACCGGGTTAAATCCTAATGATAACCCGACCTCCCTTAACATGGTGACAGAGCACTTTGATCAGACATCGTGTCAGTGGACTTTGATCAGACGTAATGTACCACTTTAATCGAACACAAGGGGAATGGCCCCAGGAGAAGGAGTCGAACCTCGGCAGCCGCAATGACCACTGGTTTACAGCCAGCTTATCTCGCCAATGATTGTCATGGGGTGACGGAGGGAATCGAACCCTATGACCTGGGTCACAGCCAGGGATGCTTCTACCAGTCAGCAACGCCGTCACAGCAATAAGTTTATCAACCAGTTCATGGCTACGCCCGTGCTTCAGTTGATGTTCTCTATGAATGTCACCCGACACTGTCCGTCATGGATCTCGCCGGGAAGACATTATATATAGAGCTATGGTTGAGGGAACAGGGGGGATATATCCTATGTATCTCTACACTTTGATTGGACACAATGTTATGACACTATGTTAACCCTTTGTGCTCCTCTGTGTAGACGTCCTCTCAGGTATCCAATATCATTAAGGATTACAGACCCCAAGATTGACTCTCAGGTCCATTATATTGATTGAAACCCACAATGTTCTTTATATGGTTCTTGATCTCCTCGTCCATTGCCTTAGCCTGTTGTGCCTTCATTGCGGTCTGCACATCCCTGGACATTGAATCGGTCCAGTACGCCACGGCAATGGCCAACACGTCGATCATATCATCATGCTTCAAGGAGTTCCTATCCACAGTGATCCTGGTCATCTGGTAGAACAGACTGTAATGGAGCATCCGTTCGACAGTGACATAGGTGCTGAGATCCTTCCTTATGATAGACTCATCAATAATAAGTCGATGCTGGTTCATCACAGGCTCCAGAGTGTCGATTACACGCCGTTCTTTCTGTTGGGAATGTCTTATCTCCTCCAGCTTACAAACACCATGTATCCTACGCATATGGGGCTGTAACAGCTTGGTAAACATACCGTCACCAAAGTTGCTTTCAATGATGCAATGCTTAACCTTATACTCCTTGGCGATCACAGCCAGGGTCTCCAGAGTGGAGTCTTCGTACCCACCATCGAACCCACCCATGGCTAACAAGAAGAGGTTCCCATGTAACTGAGCCAGGACACAATATGTTGTCTGATCCTTTCCTCGGCCAGCAGGATCAATAGCCAGCACGATACCTTCATAAGGTGCGTACCGTTCGTCGCTGTACATTGGACGGAACCACTTGTCACCACTGAATCCCACATTAGGGATATCCTTGGCATGTTGTTGAGGACCAGATCCATACTGTATTGATATCGGGCCCTTCTCTTTACCCAGGTTGCTAATGATGAGGTCACCTGTCTTAAGGGGGTATCGCTCTGCATCACTCAGGCTGGTATCAAGCTGGAACTGAAGTGCAAACCCTGAGCGACCATATGATGCTTCACGGTCTGCAAGCTCAAAGTCATTGAACCGACTGGGGTCAACTGCGGTCCCGGCCAGTTTGAGGTTCTTCTCAAGGTTCGCAGTGATCGACGGGGCGAGGCACCCCATATATCCAGCGATCTTCTCTGGCCGGGGATACCGACTGGGCCATATCCGTGTCACATACTTCTTGCCCATGAGTTTCTTATAGATCGACTCTTCCGACTGAGGAGTTCCCAGGAATGTGATCCTTGGGTTGCCTTCGGGAATAACGATCGCATTGAACTCACTGACATCCTTCAGGAGTTTCTCACGCATATCCTGGGTTGCACTGTTGGTCGGCACCTCGACATCATCTGCAATGATATGATGGGCACGTCCACCTGTGATCTGTCCTTTGATACCTACAGCCCTCACACTGGCACTTTGTGCGGCCTTGGCTGGTCCAACATCAAACTCAACCATAGACTCTCTCTGATGGGTCTGAGGGGTCAGGAACTGGCACATCTTGATCTCTTTGATCAGCCTCAAGGTAAAGATCGTGAAGGCATCAGAACGTCCCTTACTGGCACTGACAACCAGGAACTGTAACTGAGGGTTCCTCATCAGCCTCCAGATAACAAATGCCGCAGTGATCCACGACTTACCGCACCCCCTGAATGCCTGGATGATCTGCCGCTTAGGACCACACTGTAGCCAATAGGCAATCTCAAACTGCATAGGGGTGGGCATGGGCAAACCCAAGTGTTTCCATACAAAGGCCAGGAAGTTTCGGAAGTCATCAAGGAATGGGTTCCCTGTCATGATTGTTCCATCTAACGGGTTGCGATCACCTTTCTTAAGACCGCCTATCTGTTTTTGGGCCATAACACTCCCTTAAAATAACAAAGGGACCAGCCGAGTGTGGTACACCCAGTTGGTCCCAATGTCTCTGTATCGGACTGTTAAGCCCTATGTTAGTCTACTTCAGCATCCACCGTGAGGTCATCCATTGTGAAAGGGAGGTCGAAGTTCTCATCGGTCCCAGTCAAAGGGTTCCCAGGCTGTGTGACATCCACATCAACCCCGTGCTTCTCAGCTATCTGAATAATCAGCTTTCTGTCCTGCGGTGACGCTGTACCATCTGCAACACGCTGTCTGAGATCACGAAGGGTCTCGTCGTACATGTCGCTTATAAAATCCACTCTATCAAATTCGTCAGCCATCCTTATCTAACCTATACTTGATGACCTTGAGATCACCACTGACATCCTCGTACCATTGGTTCCGAGCATCCAGTTTGATCTTCAGGTCTTCAAGCCTTCTAAGTATTTCATTATCGATTACACTGCCCTTCACATCAGACTTCTGAAGGATCTCTACTTTAGTCTCAAGACGGTTGAGTCGCTCTTGGGTTACATCGGGTTTGATCGAGGCGTACACGACCTTGCCAATGAACCCAAACAAAGCAGTACCCATGACCGTAAGGACGACCATGAGTACCTTAAAACTCTTTGTTCCTTTATCAGGCATCAGGCATCCTGGGCCAAACTACCTCAAAGGGGAATCCCTCTTGTTGTGGCACATCCCGTAAAGCCCGACGATAATCAAGCCAGGGTTGACTTACAGGTTGATCGGGAAGCACTCTCCAATCACATGCCCGTATTAGAGTATCCCTTTCTGTCCTGGTCTCTACACACAGTGCCTCATATACCAGGGCTTGCCTTTCAAGATCCTCGATCAGCTTTGATCCGTCCCACATCTTACCCTCAAGATCCTCCAAAGACGCCACGGTCAGGGTAGCCCAATTCTCAAGATCCACGGGAATAGGGGTCTCTTGGAAAAACCTCGGGTTTGTTTTGCTTACATATATTTTCATAACGCTCCTTATTCGTATCTGTAGACTACTCCAAGTGTATAACTATACTTCGATTTAACACTTGCAATGGGACAAGCTTCGGTCATTGGAGTCCCCCATATCGGGACAAGCTTAAAAGCCCCATTCTCTGCTGCCATTTTTGCACAAAGCTGATCGTATATGCCCCCATTGATAAGGAACCTAAGTAGATAATGACCAGGAGGATACGTTGTGTTGTTCGACATGTCTAACGTAGAGGTGCTCCCAGTCCACTTAATTATCCACTTACTTGGGTCACCAGTACCATCTAAACCGGGATCACCTTTGTCGCCTTTGTCACCTTTAGCGCCAGTGGTTCCTTTAGCACCAGTATCGCCCTTTGGTCCCTGGATACCAAGCAACCCCTGGTCACCTTTCTCTCCTTGGATGCCTTGAACACCACGTAGGCCTTGGACACCCTGTGGGCCTTCATCACCCTTCGCACCATCGATACCATTATCCCCAGCCGCACCTTGGATACCTTGTGGACCCTGGAGCCCCTGAACACCTTGTGGACCCTCGGCTCCATTGACACCATCAATACCTTTGTCACCTTTGAGTCCTTGGTCGCCCGTATCCCCTTTTTGTCCCTGGATGCCTTGGATGCCTTGATCACCCTTGTAACCACGGGGTCCAATCTCACCTTGTGGTCCAGTGCCACCAGTTGGACCTTGGGCACCTACAATACTCTGACCATCGCGTCCATCTCTACCTGGTGGTCCTTGAACACCCTGCGGTCCTTCGGGTCCACCGATACCGCTCCCGGCTGGTCCCATTGGTCCTTGAACACCCGAGTTACCATCAACACCTTGCGGTCCTTCAAGTCCACGGGGGCCAATATCTCCCTTCTCTCCTTTGATCCCAGGAGTCCCGGCTGGTCCTTGGATACCTGTGTCACCCTTTACTCCGGGCGCACCTTGGGGTCCTTGGGGTCCGGTCACTCCGTCAGCACCATCAGCACCACGGGTTCCATCATCCCCAGGCCTACCTGTGTTACCCTGGACACCCTGTAATCCTCTTGGACCCTGTGGTCCCTGGACACCTTCATTACCGGGAAGACCTTGCTCACCGATATCACCCTGATCACCTTTTGGCCCACGCAGGGCACCATCAATGATAGTCTTGGATTCATCCAGCAAAGCCGTAGAGTCGGTCATCATCTGGTTCCAGATCGCCATGTACTTCGCCTCGAACCACGCAGGGGTCATAGCATCATTGTCACCCACAGGATCACCAACATTCCTGATCGCCCATGTAGCGGCATCCCAGTTACCGGCGGCATCCTTGGCTAAACCTTCCCGTGTAAGATCGACTGCCTCTTGCACGATGTGGGTAAGCTGGTCAGAGTCAAAGTCCATCACCCCTTCAGTTATAATGTTCTCATTCTGAAAGTTAACCTCACGTACCAGAGGGGTCACACGCTTTACCCGTACCAACTTGTTCATCGCCGGGGCAGGGACTATGCTCACCGTACTGGTTGTTACCCAGGAGAAAGGAACCTCGATGCCATCAACAAAGCATTTGATCCATTCCTTCTTGAGATACTGTGGTGCATTGAAGATAGTCGTAACACCATCTCCCGGTACTTCTTTGTAGCTATATGCCATCGTTACTATCCTTCTTTAATTGTTTATATTCAGCATCGTACTCATCGTAGAGCGCCATACCATCTGTTGCCACTTGGATTGCGTTCTTCACGTTCTCCTCAATCATTGACCGTTTATCCTTGCGAATGAACTCCGCTGGCGTACCATCTGCATAATACGAAGCGTCCCACCCATGGAACTTGTAGGCATCTGTCTTCAGCGTTTTCATCATCTGGTACATCTTACCCAGGTCGATATAACGGGGATCGGTCATGATGCTCTCATGTAGCTCGTAATCACCACGACTCAGGGCCAACTGTGCATCCTTCTCAAGGGTCTGGAACTTCTCGTACCGCTTCTCAAAGTCCTTGATTACCTTGGAGTTAAGCCCAGGTCTCCGCACAAAGAACGCACGAACCAAAGGCCATTCAGTTGTCCATGTACCTTGAGGATCTTCAGGATCAAGATTCTTCTCACCATCGAGTCCCTTCAAGACCTTATTACTAACAGTCATCGCAAGTTTACCCAGACCAGCCGTGTAGGAGGAAATGAGATAATCAAGATTCTGGGGACTGGGAGTCAGACCGACTTGATCCAAAGGAGTATTACTCAGCATCATACTGATTCTTTTACTCAACTCATTCGTGCCATCATTGTACTGGTACTGGGCCGATGCATCTTCATGCCAAGGACTGACGATCTCTTTACCTCGAAAGGAGTCATGATTCATATTCCAACCGAACATAGGTTCAACAACAGTAGGGATCGTGCCCAGTAATACGCCTGTGCCATACTCGGTGTTATACTTTTCGAGCATACCTTCAAATGCCCGTGGGTCTTCATTCACAGCGTGGTCATACATTCTCCTGGTCATGTCAGAACCAACCATGCCAACATCATGGGTCTTAACCATACGTGAGATCCGAGGTTCCCACTTCGTGATCTCAACACCATACTGATCCTTCGCTATGACCTGGGTGGCATACGGGAAGTGGAAATTCATATAGCGTTCGGACACATCAAGTTGCTTGACCATTTCGGTAGCCTCCTTGACTGCATCTATATGTTCCTGCTCATAGCCCAGAGCCAGCATCGGTTCATCAAACGTACCGTTCAGCATCCCGGTGTATCCTAACTCCAAGGCAAGGGTAGGTGCCGCAACATAGGCAACAGTTTTAGCAGTGAAACCAACAGGATCAGCCTTAGCCGACTCAATGGTCCTCGCCATGCCCTGTATCCTCATGTTCCAGAACGCACTGTACTGGTTGATCTTCCGACCCTGAGTACCAGCACGGGTAAAGTCACCAGTGATCTTCCGGTAGTTGTAGGCCGCTGCTTGGGGGGAACCGCCGTTATCAATGGTCTTGTTGAACTCACCCTGCCGCACACCGGACTCCATGTGCTTACCAGCGTCTACCACCATTTTCACCAGCTTGGTTGGATCAAGGACATTGTTAAAGAAGTAGTCTTGAGGATGTTCCGTAATGATCTTATCCAATGCCAATGACTCCCGGTTTGTTCTACCAGCATAATCAGCACCAGCCATCTTCCCCAGGACACGATAGTCATCTCCGGTCAGTGAGGATTTGAGACCATCACCAAACTTCTTAAGGGCATTACCTCCCTGGTCAGACATCAATGCACCAGTCATGGTATCCTTCACAGCATTTTTCACCATAAAGGTCGGCTCACTTGTGGCACCGATACGCAATGTACTGGCGGCAAGTTTGGCCGTCTTCTGTACAATGTTCTGTTCAGTCTTACCGATAGAACCATCACCCCATACCTGAGCAACTTCAAAGAGACCTTTGCTAACCTTGTAGGTAACAGGCTTCCCATCCACATAGGCATTCAACGACATTGATCCATCGTTGTTCTCAGTGGCTTTAAACTCAGGGACTTCCAGACCATCACGTTTAGCATTGGATCGTTCGACCTTACCGGGGATCTGTTGGATAATGTCAGGGTTGTGCCCAAATTGTTTATTCAGATTGTTAATCCAAATGTTCCGTTCAGCCGCAAGGATTGTATCCTGAATCATCTTCCCGGTTTCATTCAAGGGGTTAGCCATCATCTTGTCTGAGCCACCAAAGGTGTACAGCTTGTTACCCTTGGAATCGACCTTATGCTCACCGTTGCCATCAAGGACACGCTTCATCGGACTGTACTCAATGTTCCTATCCATGATGTTATCCAGATCGCTTTGACTACTGAGACCTGATTCTTTACGGACACGGAGGAGGTCATCCATCATCGTGTAATAATCCTTAGCCGCTTCAGCATACTTCTCAGTCCCACGTTCAATGGACCCTTCAATATCTTTACCCTTGAGACCAGTGTACGCATCGTTATCACGTTTAGGGCGCATCTCTGCATAGACCTTCTTAGCCTCACTCAGCTTCTTCTTAACAGAGCGCTGTCGTTTGGTAGACTTTGAGCCAAGGATCTTGAGTTCACCTTCAAGTTCACGGACCACCTTGCGTTGCTTCCTTCGATCAGCAAAGAAATGTTTCTCCCTCTCCTTAGCTGTTCTTGAGGTCAGGTGTTCTGCGAATCCATCATGGGACATATTCTTATCAGGATTGTTAACCGACTTGAGGATCTCATGATACCCCTTGGAGCCAGTGGGTTTAAGATCGACCAGACTGAATCCACCTTTCTCATTCCATTGGTTGACCTTACTCTGGTATCCACGGCTATTAATCAGCCCCATATAAGGATTGTCAGCCCCAGTGTCCTGATCCCAAGGGCGTACCACATCAGGATTCTCATCCCCCATGATATGTTTCAGATAGGCACCATCATCGATGTAGGCAATCTCAGCATCCCTTGCCACCTGTTTAACTGTATCACCCAGGTCAGCACTCTCTGGTTCCTCATTCATCTTCTGGATCTTGGAGCGTACCTTATCATTCACCAGTGCTTCAGGAATCCCAGGATCATCACTAAGGAGTTGCCGTCGCAGCCTGTTATCCGTCTTAGCCATCTCCACGACTTTATCCCGGTGAAGACCTGTGAGGGTCTCAATGTCCATCATCTTGTTCGCCACATTGTCTGACTTCATAAGCTGACGTTCAATGGTCTTACCCTTCAGGTGTGCCCCAGTTCTTGAAGCAATCTGTCCACTCAGGATAGTGATACCAGCCTGTCTGAATGACTCAGCGTTAATCTTCTGGTCATGCATCAAGGAGTCCACTACCACAGCCAATGCACCTTCAGTAGGTACAGCCACCGCTTCAGATACCACGTTCCCATACTTCCCGGTCAAACCTCTGACTAACTTCCCGGCTTTACCAGTGACTGCCCCTGTGATCGCTCCCTTGTAGCCCTCAGTGAGAGAAGCATGTAAGGACTGTACGATTGTATGGGGGTCTTCATCACTATGCTTCAGCCGGTCGATAATGAACGCCCTGATGAAGCTCTCAGCGGCACCACTTGCGGCATATGCGGCTACAGGGTTCCCCCCAGTTAGAACGCCAGCACCAACGCCAACACCTACAGTCACAGGGGCATCGGCAGTAAAGGTAACGATCTCTTTGAACACTGAGTGATACCAGGCAAAGTCCTGAGACTGCTCTTGGGTTATAACACCACGGCTGATCATTCCTGCCATACTGTTACCCCATCCTTCAGATCCAGCACGGCTGAACTTGTCTTTCTGATCCTCAATGATATCTACCTTACGCCCACTGTCCTGGCGTTCCATCTGAGTGCCAAAATCAATATCGTTATTGAGGTCTGGTTTCCAATAGAGGTCTGGACCCTTGGGTAAGGTCTTTGCCCTGTTAAAGTATTCTTGTTTATGAGAAGCATCGGGATCATCCACAATCCCATACTTCACGGACATTGGGTTTGCCCTGGCTTCCCTACGTTTGAGTATCCGTTCTTTGACCGCAGGATCAAGAGCAGGAGTAATCCCCTGTTCCCGATCCTTCAGTTTTCTCCATAGTTCTGTCATTCTGCTCCTTTAGATTTATTGAAGAGGCCATCCCAATAGGCTCTGCCATCAGGTGTAGCAAGCTCAAGCATGATGTCTTCATCCGTCATGGTGAGGCCATCTGCTTTCCCGATGCCAAACACAAAGGCCCGTACCTCATCATAGTTGTATCCCTGGTTCTTAGCACCTTTATCGAACTCAGTTTTCCATGTACCAAAGTCTGCTCCAGAATCATCCAGAATCATCATATCTCTGGGGTCCACGTCAGCACTTCCCTGGTTAATCCTATTCTGAGCTTCTTTCTGAGCATCACCACGTATCAACGACACGGTTTCCTTAATGGATTCACGCATAGGAACAACCTTGGCAGTCACATTATCGTAGAACCATGACCCAGGTTTGTTAGCCAGTAGGAGTTCAGCACCGACATCGAAAGGTTCATCGGTCCCGGCAGTGTCCCTGACCTTATAGATCAGAGCCTGTTGCATCGCAGAGATTAACCGGGATTCAGCAGGACTGGGCACCCCACCCGATCGACTGGCACTGTTGAAAGACTTCTTGATCAACTCCAGGCCACGGGTCAGCTCATCCTTCTGTTCAGCACCTAACGATGCCTGAAGTGTACGGGCTGTCTCGATAACCGCAGGGGTGATCAGATTGTTGGGGACAGTCTTGATGGCCTCCCTCCAGTCAGGGTTATCACTGGTCAGCATCCCGGTGATCATAGCGTTCTGGTACTGGGACACCAGGGTCTTCTTCTGGTCCTTATCAAGTTGATTGAATTGACCCCTTACTGCCCGAGTGTTTGCCTTATCGGAGAGGACTCCCAGTGCTTCATCAATGCTCTTGAACTTACCATCGCCAAAGTCCCTAAAGGCCTGCTCCTGCTCCTTAGTAATCAGATCCTTCTCGATGGCTTTATCCAGAGATCTTAACCCACTGATGACAGTGAGCTTCGTACCTTTGGGGAGACCCTCCAGCACCTGATCGATCGTCCGTTTACCATTGATTAGATCAAGGGCACCCTGACGTTGGGTATCATCCAGGGTTGTGGACTTCATGATCTTCTCCAGGTTGATAACCCCAGAGATAAACGCCTTGTCCAGATCGGCATCCTGCATAGCACCTACAGCCTCAGCCATAGACTTCCGACCCCTGAACATATCTATGTATGCCTTGTTCTGATTAGAGTCGATACGGGCAGTCTTGGCCTCCTCAGTCTCCTTGGCACCACGGTCCGCTACATAATTCTCAAACTTCACGGTGGCACGGTCTGCTACAATCTTAGCCTGTTCATCAGCAAGTTTCTGCCGACCCTTCCGCTCTATCCGATCTTCCTTGGATTCCATCGCATTGATCTGGGCCTGATGGATCTTACCCACGGTAGCCTTAGCATGAAAAGGAACACTACCAGCAAACTTCTCCAGTTCAGCCAATGATGCCTGCTTGGACACCATGTCAAAATACTTATTGCTAAGATCCTCGGTTGCGGCAGAGCGTTCAGCTTTACGATCACTGGAGATTCTACCGGCCTCAGTGTTAGTCTGCTTGGTTACCCAGGCGTACTCATCACCATCGATTTCACCTTTCTCCAGCATAGCCAGAGCATCTTGATAGACACCCGTGGTATTGAGGTCCCCGGTCACAGGGTTGGTGTATTTCTTGGTCAGCTCGCCAAAAAGTTTATCCCTCTTGAGCGTACTGGTGGCACCATTGATAGTCCTCATGTCCGATCTGAACTTATCACCCAAGGCTGTATCAACCAGCCGGATCTTCCCATCGGCACTGGGCGCGTACATGAAATCAACAAAGACCTTCTTATCCAGGGTTCCTGCCATCACAGCATCATGAACGGTCTGATAAGCGGCAAGACTTCCTTGGGGTCGAGACATGAAGAACTTCTGACCCATGGTATGTTCATTATCGAGATCCGCTCTGAGATCCGCTCCGGTTACATTAGGTTTCGTGGTGTATAACTCAAAGCGTTTGGATACATTCGAGGCATTCTCAAGACCTTTCTCTGTCCTGAGCTTGTCATCAAAGAGCATGTCCATCTTATCGGTGACATCCATTCCTCCACCAGCAATCATACCCTTCATCCAGTTAGCGGACTTACCCTCCATGAACTTGTTCTGCATCTTGGTGGACTCAATAGCATACTCAGCGTCATCCAAGTGCTGACCTGTCTGTTCAAACCACTGGTTGGCAGTCCTCTTGAAGTCAGACACAGCGGCAAGACCGCTCTGTTGTTCCCACACTCGGTTATACACTTCGTATGGACTGTCGTTCTTCACACCATTAGCGGCATCCTGCACTGCCTGAGCCTCGGCCTTGACCTCCTCTCGTTTATTAAGTATCGCCCCAACCTGACCCAAGGATGCCAACATCTTGGACGCACTGTTATCACGCACCTGTCCAGGCATATAGGTACGGGCTGGTTGAGCCGACTTCTGGATAGTCTTATCATCACGGACTGTGGTTTTACCCTGTCTCGTTCTTAATCCATTACCCAAGTTTGCCTCCTCCTGCTACATATCCTTGAAGTCCAGCAGCCCCCAGACCCACCATGTTAGCCCCGACTGATCCCTCAGTCCTCTTGGCGTTTCTCATCTGACTGCTATATCTTGCCGTGTCAGCTTGAGCACTCAGTTCGGCTGCTCTGTTTGCGCTAACCTTATTGGATTCAATGATGCCTTCATCGTATGCACCCTGGAGTTCAACCGTAGCGAATTCTCTCAAGACACTATTGCCACCGACACCAGCCTCTCCTGCACCAGCCGTTGACGTAGCGAGTCTACGCATGGTCTCGCGTTGGGCATTGAGATTGTCGAGTGCTGCCGCTTGGTTGTTCTCAAGCTGCTGATTAAAGGTCGCTTCATTCTTCAGTTTAAGTTCTGCGGCAGCATCGGCGCGCATATCACCAGCAAGTTGAGCACTCTCTATCATCTGCATACCGGCCTGGGCTACCATTGCTACTGCCATTGCTGCGGGATGACACATTAGTTATACCTCGCAAAATATCGGAACATGGAGCCACTCATATCAATCTCCGGACCCTCAAATGCAAACCCAAGGCCCTTGATCCACTTGATACATACTGTATTGTCCATACTCATGTAGTTACCAACACCTACGGGATAGATGTCGAGCCATTCCTTAACCATACATTTAGCCAAACGATTAAGGGTTTCCATTTGTGCGTACGCTTCGTCCGTGCCGAAGGACCAGATGATTCCCATTCCAGGTTTCATAGGGTCGGGGAGACTCCCATACAACCCAAAGATCTCACCATTAAATAGTGTGACCATGGTGTTGGGAGCCTGTGTACATAGGCGAAGAACCTCACGCAATGGTAGCCCTGGCATAGCGGCAAGGAGTTCACGCTCGTCTGATTTCCTCAGCTTGAGTCTCATGATCTCCTCGGCATCCGCAGGGACCATCGGTCTTGTTTCGATTGTTGTCATTAAAGTATACTTGCCCTCTGTGTAAATGCCCCCTCGTATCCGACCGCTGTGATCTGGATCGGGAGGTAACTGTTACTGATTATCCGAATCTTCGTGTTGATATTCTGTCCACGAACCCCGGTCTTAAATTTCCCTGACTGCATCCTCTGCTCACCGATACGCACCTGACCAATGATGTTGTTCGTCCATTCAACCAGACGCGGCTCACGCCCTTTGTTGGTGATCTCAATGTCAAAGGAACCGCTGTTCTTGTACTGAACCGCAATGTTTCTGATCTGCAAGCGACCTTCGAGGATTGTAGTCTGCCGTGTATTCTTCAGATACCAGGGACTCAAGGTGACATACCCTGTGACAGGCACACCCACGTAATAGTCCTCGACTCCGTTCACGCCCTCAAGAATGATATCATTACCCACCCAATGTGTACGGCTGAGTTGTCTACCATTTGATTTACGAACAACGATGGCATCATAGAAGACAGTATCCATAAAGATCTTGGCAGTCTTGGCATCTGCATCGTAGGCATAGGATCTCTTCGTCTGAAGGCTGTCCATGCACATGGTGTAGGTCAGACCCTCGGTATCAATGAACTCCAGGTTAATAACCTCAAGGACCACAAAGTTTTCATAGCTCATCATCAGGGTCATCTTGCCCTTCAGAGTAGTGAACCCTTCGATGGCACCACGAAAATCCCAACGTGACCAGCTTGACTGGACCCTCTGTTGATCGACATCCTTCATCCGGTAGATATAAAGACTGTTAGGCATAGCGCTGGTATGAACTGCAATGAGACCCTCAGCAGGACTGGACTGCATTGTGATCAGCCCCGTGGGTATAAACTTAGGGACATGGGCAGTCGTACTTTCAGCATCATCAATGAGTGTGTCGGCCTGGACCTTGTACTCCATGATGTCTGTGAACTTCCCTTTGGAACTACAGAAGTATGCAAAGGCCCCCATGTTAGTCGTACCACTGGCTACATCAGTCTCGTATGCTGTACTGGGATCGATCTTGATTGTATCAGGACCAAAAAGCGCCTCACCACTATGGACAGTCCACTGCTGTTGATCGCTAAAGAGCAGCAGAGACCTACCGAACACTTCTGACTTATGCAGATTGGTCACCACCTTACTATTTATATTCACGTCGATAGGATCGGTAGGTAACACTTCCATTGCAGTTGTGCTGAAGAACTCCATGTAATCGCTGGGTCTGCCCATGATAAAGTTCTGAGCGGTCAGGAACCCAAGACGATTTCTGAAGAAGAACACATGTTTAATCTTGGTGCCAATGAATGAGGGGATCGGATTCGTCTTGTCATCACCGACCTCACGTTCACCCCAGACCAGGGGAGTCAGAACAAAACGATCATTCAGCTTTAATAGACCGTGGGGCATGAACCTTTCGTCCATCTTCAGGAGGACACCAGGGGCAGGGCACTCCACGAATACATCATCACCTGTGTATGTCAGGTAGTATTCATCATTACTATTCTCAGGATCTCCCTCGATCTTGACTATCATGTCCACAGTCTTAACCAACTCCTTGTCGCCAAAGAGGTCACTGAAGCTCTGATAAGTCTTAGTAACAGTACCAGACGCCACATCGGTACGCATCCTACATTCGATGTTCCGATTAACCAGATAGGTCCAGTCGGCAATGGTCATTGTGTCAAAGTCGAGTTTAGGACAGGTGCCTGCAAGGTATCGAGTCTTCACACTGTCATCAGGCACATAGGTGTAATCATCAAAGTTAACGACCCCATAGTCTACAGCCTGTGGGTTACCTTCCATATCCCATATCCTGATCTCGGCATTGGTGATCGCATAGACGTACTGCTCAGCGGCATCTCTATTAATATGCCCAAAGTAAACCCCCTTGTCTTTTGTCCATGCCCCGATCACGGAGGTCAGCTTTGAGCCAGGACGTTTGAAGAGACCATCAATAAGAGTCCCCTCCATGTTGACCTGTTCTGCCATCTGGGATTCAAGACGAAGGGTTTCAGCCTGTTGGCTCACGCCATTGTATAAACCACTTAGGGTTTTACTCACCAGCTTACTCATGGCCTCCTCCGCAGCGCTTTCGCTGGTCCCATAGCATCCAGGTAATTGTGATCCCCGGCACTGATCTCACGGGAACGGAAGGTCATCCTCGCCTGGGTTTCATCGGGGGATGTGATACCGTCCAGGTCACCGGACCCAAGGATGCCACGCTGGAATCGCCGCCCTGCTCTGATCGCAATGTATGACCTTGCATAACTGGGTAGTTCTTCAAAGGGTAGGAACAGGATAATCTCTACCAGGACTTTCTTATCAAAGGTATAGGTGTGGTTTGTAGCATCATAAAGACGTTGACCTCTCTGGATCAGCCGCCGACTATCCATTGGATCTACAAACAAAGTGTTCTCAGGTAGCATGATAAACCCTTCAGGATTTGGCATCAGTGGGTAATCATATTCTTTATTAAAGGTTAGCCCCGGTTCCTGAACTTCACGACAGACATTGATCAAGGAACGATAGGCAGTCGAGGCATCAGTCACCCCGGTAAACACAAGGTTATTAACTGGTTCCTCGCCTATCATATCCAACGCAATGTTCACGGCATCAAGTTCATCCATGGGGACCAGGATAGTGTTATCCATAGAGTCTCCTCGAAAAAAAGGGAGACCACGCTGAGTTAACAGAATGATCTCCCTTAAGGTTATTGGTTATACAGGATTGGCAGTACGGAACTCACATCCGCATTCAGGTCTGAGACCTTTGTGCCCCATGGCATAACGTGCAACCATGAGAGTACCCTGCCGTCTGATATCCCACTGAGACTGCAAAGAGATATCCATCAGTTTGACAGTACCGACCAGATCCTCGGTGAAGCAGAGACATTTGGTAGTAGAGGCATTAACTGCATGGAACGCCTGAGCGGAAGCATCAGTAGTCGGAAGCATCGCACTGGAGATAACTTCAAATCCAGCAATGGGAGGCAGAGCCGCCTGGGACAGATCGCCCTGTGTAACACCATGATCCCGGTTCATCAGAGAGAAACCATTGGAACCAACCAAGGTAGCCAGTCTGTTGTAATCTTCAGGTTTGATCAGAGCGTACCGTTTCCCAACGACAAACTTATTGTCGAAGTTGGTCTTGGCAGCACGGAAGGCCGTCAACCATGCTTTCAGGTACAGGTCATCGTCAGCATTCCCAAGGTTGGCATCAGTAAGAACCAGCCCACCGTCTTCACCAGTGATATTGGCAACAGCACGAGCACCCAGGATACCGTTCTGCATGACGTTCTTATCGAAGGTCTGAGCCAGTTTTTGACCCTGCATGTCGGCGTATTTACCACGGACTTCAAAGTGACGCATTGCATCATCAAGATCATCAATGAAGATGTGGGAGATCAAGAGTTTATCCACAGGGATAACGACCTCAGAGTGGGGCACTTCCTGACCAAGAATTTCCTGACCGGGAGTATGGTACTCAGCTTCGGGAATCCGACCGATCACAGGAACCTGGGCAGATTTACCAGCGGTAATGGTACGGACGGTGTGTTTGTCGAGCATAACGGTGTGTTTCTCAAAAGAGGTAATCACTTCGCCAGCGTAGAGTTTCAGGTAAAGGGCACGGTCTTTAGTGATATCACCAGTAGCGAGGTTGTCAGCACCACCAAGAGTAGCGTTAGAAGCAGTCATGTTATATTTCTCCAGTTGTATTTAATTGTGATTGATTGATGTACAGAAGTGTTATGTCGTTTGGTAGACTTCAGGTCATAACCTCGGTAAATGCCCGAAGGAACTCACGATTAACCCATTCTGAATTGAGGGGAGCGTCCCAGTTTGGTAAAAACCATCTGGCGAAACGCAGGGTCTTTCTTGTACTTAGGGTTAGACATATCCGCAGACAGTTGTGCCTGAGACCTGTAGACATCCGCAGATGCACTGGAACCAGGGTTATTGCCACGCAGTTTAGTCTTGGGTTGAGTGCCATTGGCGGCGTCATACCTACTCTTAAGGCCGGACATTGCGTCTTTCATTACGCTCATGTCACCCGAATCAAGAGCCTTGTTGAAGTTCGTCGCTTCATTGGCAGTCATGTTTGTACCAGCCCAATTCACCATATCGATGTAGGCTTCCTTACCCCCGATGCCAGCGTACATTTCAGCTTCGGATTTTACAGCAAGATCCTGGGCAGTCTTATACTGGTCTGCAACATACGATTCGATATCGCTACGTTTGAAACCAGCCGCTTCCAGTTTATCAAGGGTTGAATCTGTGAGCTTACCTCCGTTGTCCATCACCTCCTGTTGCATTACCGCTAAGGTAGGAGTGGACTGTTCGCTATCATCAGCGTCATTATCATCGGATTCATCACCAGACTTGTCACCTTCATCTGTAGACTCATCAGTTTCACCGTTATCATTGGTATCGCCCTGGGTAGATCCAGAACTATCTTCAGCAGGAGCACCGCTATTGTCGTTCTCATCTGTAATCCCCAGTTCAGCTTTCCTTGCGTTAACGATCATGGAGACCTCCTCTACGGAAGCACCTCCACGTTTAGCCATGTGTCCCAGGTACTCAGGGGTTCCAGGTTCAAATGTTTCCTGTTCGTCCTGGAGTCCTGAGCCAGTGTCAGTATCGTTACGTGTAAGGTCGGGCTGGTCCGCTACTACGATTTCTTCAGATTGCATGTATTATCCTTCCGGTTGTCCCACCATTGCACCAGCGGCGGCATTAGCCATGGGTCCAACTGCGGCTCCCATACCTTGCTGTGCCATCATCATCATCATCTCCTGGCTCTTATTAGTGGCAACCTGATCTTCAGTGTAGACAAGACCATCGGTGCTAAGACCAAGACCAGTACCCAGACGTGTTGCATAGTCACCCACGTTGATACGTTCTTTGATAACTTCAGGTCCAAGAGGACTTAAGTATTGTATAAAGGTTTCCAGTTTACGAAGGTCATGTCCACGGCCCAGTGCTTCAAACCCAGTGGTAATCGTGGGGCTGAGACCCTTCGGTAAATGAGGGAGTTTCTTTCGACGGGTTAATTGAGCCATCAAGATGTTGACGGTGGGGAGCTGGAGTTCAAGAGCAAGGACACTATAGATTCCTCCCAGTGTATCCTCAAGTTCCTGAGCCATGATCCGAATCTCTTCGGCTGTGACCCTCTCTCCAGCGCGTTGAATGGACTGCATCATCAGGAAGCCGTGACCGATTTGCTCCTCGATCTTACGTGCCTCCTCCTGTGCAACCCTAAAGTCAGCACCCTTGTCTACCTGGATCGCTTCGATATCCTCTCTGCGTCCAGCACAGAATCCACCGTTACGTGTTCTCTGTAGTTCACCAACATCTGTCATGCCGTTTGGATCTACCATAAAGACCAATCTGGCGGCGGCAAGGGCACCCTCAGTGATAGCTTTACGAAGACCCTCATAGGAGTTGAAGTCTCCGATGTTATCCTGAACATGGCCAGTACCCCAGTCATCACCATCATTACGGTTCCAGGCCAGGGGAATATACGGGAGCTTGCCCTTGGGATAGGTCGCTCTTGAACCGGGCACCTCTACTCCATTGATCTCCTGGCTAAACTCCCAGATAAGGCCATTCCAGATCATCCCAGTGTACATCTCAAGACCTTCCTTTCCATTGGTAGTCTGAGTGTTGGCACTTACTGATCCGACCATCTCTTCTGGTACTTCGGTTATATCTATGACTTCCCGGTAGATTATCTCCACGGGCTGACCCAGGCTGTCTCGCCTCAGAATGTAATGGTCCATCCGATAGACACGACCACGCTCATCACTGAGATCCAACAGAGCATTTCCAGTAACGATGAGATACTTCAAGGCACGAAAGATCACGACCCTCAAGGCTGATTCTTCAATGTACTTTGCGATGATCTCTTCAAGTTTACGGAGTTTGCTGTTGACCTGGGTTTCAATGCCTTCCTCACCCAACTGTTCCTTCATCTCTTCAAGCATCATGGTATCGAGACCAAACTTAAAGAACGGACTATTGGGAGGCAGGAGTGTTAACAATAATTTTGATGCAAGGTTCTGAACCGCACGGGCACCCAGTCCCTGGTAGGGAGTCGGGAGAGCATCGTTTACATTGTGACCTTCAGGTGGCATCAACGTGGGGATTGTCAATGCGCTACATGCCCTGGCAAGATCTACGATACCTTTTCTGCGGCTATCACGTTCGTGGAATCGACCCTTCAAGTCCTTGGTTTGGAATTCAGGGGTGATGTCATTAGACACCCAGTCCACTATCCTTATCTGTTACCCCGGCACCGATCCTGGGGATCTGGAACTTCTGTGTCCCTGTGGACTTGGGGTTATTATATCCTTTGGCTTTACGCTTCATGGACGCATTTGTTTCAATCTCTGTATCCTCTTTGTTCTCACCGATCCTAATCTTGGATGGTTCTTCAGGGGGCACATAGGGTATGGGGGTGGGTTTTGCGCTACCGAAGATGCACATGGTAATAGTTTCCTTTCTGGTTTAGATCATTGGTTTTACCCGATGCCCTCCTCAGAAGGTTATCAACAAGCTGTCTCGCACCGACCTTCATCCATATCTCCCGTTCAGTATCATCCGGTTTGGGACATTTATGGGGATAGTCGGTATCAAGTTCATCAAGTAAACCTTTGATGGTTGTAGGTAGTTGTTTCATTGGGTTCTGTATCCTTTGTGATGGAACCACGGACTGACATAGGAATCCTACATAATGTTAGTTCATGGTTCTCTGTGTAGACGTCCTCTCAGGTGGTTGAGATCATTCATAATTCCGAATGCATAAACCCACGGGATTGCCTTGTGGGATGCCATCGTCACTGAGTTCACTGTACCTGACGGTGAGATATTCACCCATGATAGCCTGACCTTCTTCATCAGAGATCTTCCTCGACTCCTTCGTACCCATAGGCACGACATCAAAGTAATCGCCGTAGGGTTTGATCTCGCAGACCCAGATCACACAGCCGTCAACATCACGTTTGAACCCAATGATCCTGAACTCACTGTCCTTGAAGTCTTTACGCTTCATGCAATCCCAAGGTCGTTTGTCCCATTGATATAGAGAGTCGAGGACACGGATGATGATCCCTTCGCCACCCTGGTTCACGATCGAATTGTAATAATCATCCAGGGCTTCCATGTTGTGGCACATAAAGGTTGGAACCTTCCTTAGAATATTAGTCTCAGGAAACCTTCTATCCATAAAGCGTTCACGAAATGTACCTTGATCAGGACGATCATAAACCCAATACTCAAGCACACGATGGTCTTGTCGATATTCCTTCCTCCTTACCATTCCACTGATTTGTTGTAGACTGTAGTGTCTATTGAAGATCTCTCCATCCCAGGTTGCGCCCTCAGCCATATGGAGTTCACATTCTCGAACAATGTGATCCATGCTGGTGATCTCCAGACCCTTCTTACCTGTGAGCTTGACGATCCCATTCCTCTTCTGGGCAACACAGCGAACACCATTGAGTTTCTCTTGAAGTGCATTAGGGAATTGAATCCTTGTGGCATCATACTCATGAGCCAGCATAGGGAGGGTCTTTACCGGGGGAGTCTCATCAGGACGATGATACCCTTTGTCTCTTTTCTTTTTGATATGACTTTTAAACTCCAGAACAAGCTGCTCAGCCAGGGTCCGTTTACCTTTTGGAACCACAGGTCTCAGCTTCGTAGTGGTCTTACCTCCGATCTGACCATGCTCTATGATCAGACCAGCGGCAGACATCGTACAGTTCCAGAACCGTTTGTCTTTAATTAACGATTCACTTTTAATATTACCACCTCGCTCTACGCCCACGTACATCTACATGGACAAATGTATTGTATTGATGAAGACCCGTCTGCGGATAATTGAACTCGATATAGTCGAAGATATCTTTGGGGCTGACACCAGGGATACGGATGTCGGCGGCTTTACCTTCCAGATGCTGACTCTTTGGTTTCCCACCAACCATGCGGTTATGCTTAGGGCATCGACACACACAGTTAAGGATCACAGGTTTACCAAAGTGGTCACGGAGATCATTAAGTACCTCAAGAAGATCTGCTGACACGATACAGAACCCACAGCCACATTTACATGCGAACTCACTGGAGTCGAACCATCTATTAATGTTACCCATCGATCCCCTTGAAAGACGCAAAGAGGGGCTGACCATGGGGACCAGTCTCTTGGTACTCAATGACAATACGTTGCCCAATGGTAGACTTTGGCTCAACAGTCTTAGGTAACAGCACTTTGAACTGATACCCATTGTCCAGGGCACAGATTGCCGACCACAGCTTGGCACCCTTCATCGCGCTTACACAGGGGAATACCCCCAGATCGATACCAATGCTATCAGTATCACTGCGCTCCACGCCCAGATCCGTTGATACGGAGGGGTGCAGGGACTGTGGGTTATGAAATGGTATCGAGGGTCGGGCTTCAGTGATTTCAATAGAGTCAATATTAGATCCATCCAATTTATATCCATCCTTAAGTTTATCTTCGGTTAATGATTTGACAAGTTTCTCTGGGTTAGATGCCAGTTTGTTACTGACTCTCATCTTCCCACCTCTGTATCCATACTCAACACGGGCACCACCATGCATATACGTCAGGGTATACAGGTAGTCTTTACCGCCACGATCCTTCACCAGGATTACGTCATAGTTATCCATTCAACTCCCCCACGATCTCGAGGAACAAGTCGATATTGTTTTCCATCACACCGATGGGGCACTCAGCACACTCCATATACTGACCGCATTTGTCCTCACCCTGCTTGTCACGGTGGGTCCACTCGGAGCATTTGGCATTAAGGACCGCACTTAGCTGATTGGGGGTTCCCATAGGTTGACCTCCTTTGTTGTAAAGTTATATTCACCATGTCTCAGCATACGTGCGACTCTGGCGTTAATCAGTGCATGGCATTCCTGTAGTTCACGGCACAGGTAATTCTCATAAGCAAAGACCCACTCACATGCTTTATATTCTTCAACGATGACTCTCCACATCTCCCGGTGCCACCAAGGTGTGCCCTGCTTGGGGATAGACTCAACGATCTCCTGAGCTTTGGCTGGGCCAATCTGAGGGCAACCAGCGTAACCATCGGTCATATCCCCCTGTAATACCTGACGATAGAAGAACAGGTCACCGTCCACCTCACTGACTTCCTTTGGACCCCAATCATCTTTGTTCCAGTTGTAAGAGGAACCAGGGATCTGCAATAGGTCTTTATCCAGCGTAGCTATGATGAATTGCCCTGGACTCTCGGTAGACATCAGTCCCATCACATCATCTGCTTCAAGCCCACGGTACATCGCGCTTGGATATCTTGGGTGATTGAGCGCATAATCTTTGAGTTGATTCCTACATAGAGAGGAGGGTCGGTCATCACGATTGAACTTATAGGTAGGCATCACAGCGTATCTGAAGTTCTGTTTATGAGTCACACAGAGTACAGCCTTGCGTACACCACAGTCACGCATCAAACGGTTAACGAACCAATCGAATTGCTCGATGGCAGTATCAAGATCTACCTCGACTGTTATGTCATCAGGGTTCCAGTCGTTGACGATCTCATTGTTGTAGCTGAATTTATGAAACAGAATGTCGGCATCAATTAAGACGGTGTGGGGTTTAGCCAAGGGACTTCTGAAATTCCTGAGCCATTACGATCATCGTGTCGATGCTGACGTTGTGATGTTGAGCTATGGAGCCGGGACGTTCAAGGGTGATCGAGTGTGCCCCGGTGATAATACCATTGGCATCTACAGTCCCCTGAATATCTACGTGAATCCTACAGCCATCATGGTCATCCGCAATCTCCTGTCCTGCTTTCACTATGTGATTGAGCTTGGTTCCAAACTTCATGTTAAATTTCCTCCGGTGGTTTAGTGCGTTCATGAGCATCTGGTCCAGGGGGCATTGTCCAACACCAGATATGTGACAGGGGGTACTGTCGAGTCTTGCCATCCTTGTATACGATCACCAAGGTACTGAGGGTCGGGTAACAAGTTTCTACGTCCTTGAGTATCAGCTTACGGCTACTGTCTACGGGTGCAATCTTTACGTCCATTATAATGTTATCCTTTTGTACATTTCGGTTAAGTGGTGATATGGACATTCTTATCCAGGTTTTCGATCTGTTTATATTTTGTCATTAGTCTCCTTACCTTTGACTCTCCAGGTCCGTACCAATTCTCCACCATATTCACTGAGTTTATTCACAGCAAAGTAGAACCCAAAGACTGTGACAAAGAGTCCGACACACCAGTCAGGCATAGCCTTGAGTGCCCCGAACACCTCGACTGCTTTCTCAGGGAAGAACACAGCGACATCAACCAGGACTAAGACATGCAGGGCCACCACTTGCCGCATCCATGGTTTGGCTACCTCAAGTTTCTTCATCTCCATGCTGGAATTGTGGGTCTGAGAATCCAGGGCAAGTCTCGCCTTGTTGCTGAGGATCGCCATGTTGACTTCATGTTCAGCATCCTTGATGGACTGCTTACGTTCCTGATACTTATTGAAGGCACCAGCGATAGGCGCGACGATGCCCCCACCGAGGATCTTTGATATGATTGCTCCAATAGCCATTACTTCATCTCCTTGTCTATAAAACGTTTCAACTGTATGTAGGCTTTACGTGTGTAGCAGTCTCTGAGTTTCTTCATGAATTTCTTCCATGTCAGGCGGCTGAACTCCCACCGAATGTACCGGCACTCAGCCTTGACCGCATCGTAACAACCAACCAGGAGCGCACAGGGGATACCAAACAGTAGGTGAAAAGGAATATAGAGGGTAGTAACCACATGGAAGATCCCGATGTATCTTGTGATCAACCAGCAGAACCATCGAGCAATAGTATTAATCATTATTCTTGTTCTCCTTCACATGGCAGAGACAACCAGGGTCATCGCCACCAGTGGATGTAAGTCTCCCGTTCTTGATATCAATTAAGGCACCACACCATGCACACTTCTTAGGTCCAGTCTTCTTGATCTGATCCATCACACCCCACGCATTCTTCATCACGCCAGTTCCATTCCGTTCTGCCATACCAGTTCCTTTATTGTCTGTACTGCCAGCGCAGTGTTGTTTTCATAATGATACAGGGGGTAGACGAACACATTAGAAGTGTCATTGAGTCCACCCTTGGTAATCAGGGTCTCCATGTTCACATAGGAGCGAGAGTCACCAGCAAAGGTCTTGCCATCCCGATACACATTGAAGATCAGGACATTGTGCGGCACCTTACGAATCAGATAACTGATCTCCCTATCGAATCCACCATCGGTGATCACATAGTTCTCGCAGTCATTGACCTGCCCCACCAAGATCTCACCAAAGACATCCTGTCCGAACAGAGGTTTCATACAGGTCTCACTGATGTGGATCATGATGTCACGCTTGGTAAGCCCCTCTGTGTAGGGTTCTTCCTTTGTGGCACGATCATTGTATGTAGACATGAAGTCACTGTACAATACACCACGGTCTGCTACTTCACACAGGGCTTGAAAAGCATCAAAGATTCCACCCTTGAACTCCAACTTCTGGCACAGAAAGTCTTCCTTCTGCATCATCGTTTCGATAAGATCCTTACCGCTACCGGGAGGTCCATTCAGGATAATTACCCAGTGTTTCATGGCTTCGGCTCCCAGTTCTGATAAGAGTTCTTAAAGCACTGAGGACACAGGGCAGGGTACTCAAGGCCTTCAGTCTCCCACCGACAGTCACTACACTGGACCGGGGCACCGACGGTCATGATCTCCCGGTCAATCTTCTGCACAAATTCACTCGACTTCTTCAACATTCCGTCTGTCATTATGGTTCTCCATGTATTCGTTAAAGTTTTCCTTCAGGTATCCATAGGATGCGACCAAGGCTTCCTGTTGCTTGTTCTCTTTGTGGAATGATCCCGGTGGGTACAGAGCCTCACTGATCCTGGTCTCCATGTACTGAAGGGTATCCAGGCACCACTGGTTGTATCGCTTATAGTCCTCGATATAATGCTCAGTGCCTTCACCGTCCAGATCAGCATCACAGCTAAGGTGAGCCAAGCGGAGGAGACCCATGTTGAGCATGAGTTCCCCCTTGAGTTTCAATAGGCGTGGGGAGTCAGCCAGCTTGGTGGCCAGGAACTGCCTTGTGATAGACCGACAGACCCCAAACCTGGAGTAGACATCGTGTCCATCCAGGTCATTGAGTTCAATCATCTGGTCACTATTCATACCTACCACCGTGCGCTACACACTCAAGTGGTATTGTTCTGTTGATCGGTAGATATTTACTGCAAGAAGCATCCATGTGGTCATTCCTTTTACGGGGACGCTCGGCCATCATGGGGTAGTTATTGTCGCTCACAAGCTTGCAGTTACGGACGGCGCAGTTGTTACAGGTTTTGATAGACATATTATTTGTTTCTCCATTTCGATTTAAGGGAACGGTAGGTATCGATGAGCCAAGCACCGAGGAAGATAACGGCGGCACACACAACACCGAATACCAGACAGACAAACGTGACGATGCCACCAATGATAAAACGCCCGAACATCAGAGCGGTGATGATCCCCATGGCGAACAGGAATGCTATTACAAATGAGTTCATATTAATGTGTATCCTTCCAGGTGGCACCAACCTTATAGGCAGCATCCATCCTGATGTTAAGTTTAAAGTAAGTACCAGCGTCGATGATTGCTTGGCGTAAGATCTGACCGCACTCTTCTGCATAGTCAGGGTCGCTTTCAAATTGGAACTCATCGTGAACATTGAGTACCGGGGAGCATCGTGTGAAATCCATGCGTTCCCATACCAGCACTGCGGCGTACTTCATGATATAAGCCCCTGCACTCTGGAGTTTAAGGTTCAATGCTGAATGAGGACTACGGCTGTAAAGTCTCTGCCCTGCGATTCCCACAAGATATCCATCACGTTTAACCTGATCTGTGATCTCATCCTGAAGTGCCTTGAATGCTGGCATCTCTTTGAGGAACTTCCGTTTGAGCATCATGCCAAACTTCTTGTCACCTTTACCCAGGAGTTCAGCCCCGGCTCCATAGATCATCCCATAGAACCAAGTCTTTGCTGCATCCCTAATGATACCCAGGATGTCTGCATTATGTTGATGGGCATCCCCGTTGAGAACCAGATCGATGTACACTGGATCATTCATGAAGTGGGCAAGTAGACGCAATTCGAGACCAGCGGCATCACACCCAACGAACACACGACCAGGGGTTGCACCAAAACATGAACGGCAGCGTTTACCATAAGGCTTATCATTCGCAGGAACTTGCCCAAGGTTTGGATTCGAGTGAGTGCATCGCTGAGATACAGCACCACAGCTATTCACATACCCATGGATACGGGAGTTGGCAGTGATATACTTCGACCACCCCTTGTTACCGGAATGTACCTGACTGAGTCTCTTCTTGATCAGCTTGTAACGACCAAGGGGTCCACACTCAGGGTAGATCTCCGAGAGTTTAGCCAGGATCTTATCGTCGATCTTTGGTTCATTGGACTTCTCGGTATACGCTTCAGGTTCCCATCCATACTTCTTAATCAGGAAGGTATAGATATGATTGTTAGCATTGGGGTTGAAGGGCACCAGTTCGATCTTGGTCACAGGTGCATCAGCCACGTAGCCTTTTGCTTTGTTATCCCGTTTAGGATAGAAGAGTCCCGTACCTTTCTGCTTATAGAAGGGGGGGCATGACTTATCGATGATCTCCTGTTCAACTTTGAGATCGGCTTTAAGGGTTGCGATCAGATCATCGTGGACCTGACGATTAAAGTACACACCAATACGCATCTGCGTGTCGATGAACCTTGCGAACATCATCTCGATCCAACAGGCAATGGTTCCAAACCCCGGTCTTGCCTGGAGTCGCTTATAAAGTTCCACCGTCACTCGAACATCTTGACGGCAGTACGATGTCATCTCAGGCTCCCAGGTCTGCCAGTCCTGATCCTTACCATATTCACCCTTGTATTCACCCAGTCGGTAACCATAGCTTTCGAGACTGTGGGCACCAATGAGTTTACCAGGGAGCATTCCTTTCTTAGCTCTGGCAAAGTCCCCTTGTTTAACCGTGGGGTTGAGCAACCGCGCGAGTACGAGGGTATCGACTGAGTTCTTGGGGATCTCATAAAGCGTAGGGTACGCAAGCTTGAGGGCATGTTCATCGAACCCAATGATGTTATGACCGCAAGTCTCATCTCCAGCTTTGAGTAGTCTTCGGACACCCATTTCGACGGGCATGTTGTCGGGATCATACAGTTCATACTCCTGAGTTTCAGTGTCATAGATTACAATACAATGAACCTTGGTCATCGCCGGGATCACCTTGCCCCGTTGCTCAACCCTGGTTAGTAGACCATTTGTCTCAATGTCGTATATCAGCATAGGCTATGCCTCTTCAGGTCTGAGGAACTTCATGATCTCGGAGTGACCTGTGCCATAGGATTTCATCATGATGTACATCTTGTTCTCTTTGACTGTGAGTCCATCGATATGCATACGGCGTAGGTATCTCGCTTCGTCATGATCATTGGTATTGAACCGTGTGGAGCCTGTGATTACACATCCAGGTTCAGGCTTAAGGCTTGCATAGGGGTCATCGACTGAGGGATCGATAGCTTCGTAATGAGCCTCTGGTGTTGTATCTTCCAGGCTTACCTCAGTGATCTGTGTCTCGTCATGGTACTTTCTTAATGTATTCATATTTTATATCTCTCCGTTTAAGGGACTGGCTATAATGATGGTGACCTCTGTCTCTTCAACCAGGGTTTGTAATGCAGTCATCATCTGATCAAGTTGTTTTCGCTCTGAGGATTTGATACGGGCCGTGCTTCGGTTAAAAGTCATCCGTGGGTACAGACCTTTCGTTCCCATCCCAGTTGCCCTCTTCATATGGTATTAATCTCCCTGTCTTTGGTATGTATTCAAGCGTGTCGCACATGCCAACCTGACCCGTAAGACGATTCTTCAGGAGTCGCATGTATCTAAGGTTAGAGGTCTCTGGATCTTGTTGATTGCCCTCCAGTGAGATGACGAAATCGGGAATCTGTTCCAATGATGCCGACCCACGAAGATCTGTGAGACTGACCTGTCTGCCCTCATTCCAAGATTTTCCAACACCGGGACGCTTGAGGTGGCTGATCGCAATGATGGTAACCCCGGTCTCTTCAACAAGGGCACGTAGTGCTGTCATCATCTGATCAAGCTGTTTTCGTTCTGAGGAATTGATCTCATCGTTACCGGACACGGCTATCGAAACATGATCGACCAGGAGAATGTCCATCTCCAGAGCACGTACCATATAGCGCATCTTTACAAGGATAGAGTCGATGTCACTGGAACCCCAATGCTGGTCGAAGGCTATCTTATCGGTGTTGATGATCTCGTTGTATGCTTTGGTTATGACCTCATCTGAAGGTCGGTTGATATGTACAGGCTGGTTGATATGCAGGGATATGAACCCCTCGACACTCTGCTTGATGTCCTCTTCCCAGGCCATGATCCCCACTTTCATACCGTGGTTGACATTGAGATCGTAACAGAGTTCCTTACCCAGGGTTGACTTACCGATACCGCTCCCGGCTGTGACAAGGTAGAATCGCTTGCCATGTATACCAAGGGTCTTGGCGTTTAGTTTTGCATAAGGGGTAGGGACTCCCGGTTCAGGTCTCGCAAGTATAGATGCAAGGGGCACGTCTGATCCGAGCAAGATACCATCAGGTCTCCAAACTTTTGCCTCGAAGATGCACTTGCCGATCTCTGCGCCCCGGTTCTCAAGCAACAGTTCGTTTGCATCCTTGAATCCATTCCAGGTTGCGATCGCCGCCTTTCCAATCTTAAGAAGTTGAGCGCACTGTTTAGCCGCTTTAACTCCTGGTTCATCAGTATCAAATGCGATAACAACTCTTCTGAATGACTCAACGAATCTGAGATTCTGCTTGATATACTTGAGTGCAGATGCCGCACCAGAAGGGATAGACACGGTTGGGATCTTAAACCCAAGACACTGTGCGATGGTGAGACAGTCGATCTCCCCCTCTGTGATGACCAGTAGACCACCTCCAGTCTGCCATAGGTGCTGACCGTAAAGCTCAAGAGTCTTGGTTGGACCCTTCCAGAAGAAGTCTTTGTCCTTGGTTCTGTAATGTTGTGCGATCTCTTTGCCACCAGATCTATAGGTTGTGACATGGCATCCATCTGCATATCCGTACCCATATTTCTGACAGGTCTTCTTGAGGAGTTTCCTCGGTTTAATCTCTTTGATAACCAGGGGTACAAGGACATTAGAGCCACGACTATCATGGACATCCTGCTTAGGAACTCTATTAGGTGCATCGTCCCAATCATTATCATCAGGTTCATCCTCCAGTATCGCTTTGTTATCATGTTTGTTGCAGACGAAGCAGTACCCATGACCATCGGGGTAGACTGCATATCCATCACTGGACCCACACCCTTCGTGAGGACATGGGATTTTATAGCAATCATCATTGCTCATATGACCCCGGTCACCTCCTGTGTAGAGTTGTTCAAGGCTTCCATCATGATGTCATCAATCTGGGGGTCCTCGATCAGGAGCATGTCGCTGAACAGGACATTACGTTCCTTGATCTCAGGGTTATGCTCAACCTTGATACCCAGGCTCATAGCTGCGAGTCTGACATCGTTCAGTTGCCTACGACCTACAATAACCTTTGTCACTGTAAGACCTTGCGCTGTGGCATGGTTCTTGAGTGCCATGATTTCTTCTACGGTTTTATTCATATTGATCTCCTTATTTTAAATAGACGGCGAGTTTAGGACGCAGGTTTGCTCGTTCAATCTGGGCTTTCCATATAGCGATAGCATCACGATGCCACTGAGTGATGGGATATGCTCCACCCGGTATTTTATGGTAGGGTAGACTGTAACGATCACTGATTTGTTTGAGGTCTTGACCTATCAATAGGTGGACGTGCTTTGTCTTATGGGTTTTGAAGAACTGGCCCAACCAGTCGATTGATCTGGTGGTCAGAAACTCTGAGGACTCATACTTCTCTTCAAGTTGTTTAACCTTCTTGGTGAGTGTTCCGCATTTACTCAGGAGAGTTCCTTCACGTCCTTTACTAACAAGGGCTTTGGTACGTATGGCTTCATCACGCTCGGCCCGGATCGTCTTGATCTGGTTAGCCATCTTTATGATGAAGTCAGGATCGAGCAGTACCTGTTCAGCGTGATCATCCGTCATGTAGGTGCCCCCGGTTTTACGAATGGTGGGCAAGACCTCGGAGCAAACCCAATCTTGGAATCGTTCGGCCTCCTCCATGTTGGATCTCATGACCAGACGATATAAATCTGATTCAGGTATGAGTTTAGTGGCTGGCTGTAAACTAAGGGTGCGTGATCCGCTCACCCCTTGTAGTTCTTTCAATGATTCAGCACGTTTACAGAACTTGCGTATTGCATCTGCGGTATTCACATAGCCCAAAACCAACGCTACATCCTTCGCTACAAACCAAGGATTCCCTTCGACCTCCACCACACGAATATCCATGTCAGCAGGTTGTCCAAAATACTCAGGCGAGAAGTCATACTTAAATACTTGCAGGTCGTTCATATCGATCTCCTTAAATAGGGATAGCCCCAAGGTTTGACCCAAGGGGCTATTCATTAAGTCAGATCAACATGATCCAACTATTCGTTCATCCAGATTTCAGGGACAAATTTCTCTGCCCACATGAACCCATTCTTCTCACACCAATTGCTATAGGTGGTCTTGCTACTGGCACTGAGTTTATTACTGGCATTCATGAACACGAACCTCACATCTGCATGGGGGTTTGCATCCCTTACCAGAAGCGCCTTCTTCCTATCCGCTGGTTCAAACAGACCCTTGGCTTCCACGTAGATCTTACGACCTGTTCTTGTCTTCACGATGAAATCAGGTGTGTATCTTTTGGATATTGCCGGGACGGTATAGGGAAGGGATTCAGTCTCATAGTCGAACCCAATGCCACGATGCATCAGGTTCTGAGCCATGTGTTTCTCAAACATAGAACGGTACGGTGCCATTGCATCCCGTTGTTTCTTATTAGGGAAGAATCGCCGTGCGTATCCACTCAAGGATTAGAAGTCTACGGGATCTTCGGGTGCACCTTCTTCTTCATCGCCCCAAGTGTTACCACCTTCAAACTCTCTGATCTCAATAACCCGTACACCCGTGAGTCGCATGGAGATACCAGCCTTACCTGATGCCGCATTGTAGAAAGGAAAGGATTCAAACTCGCACTGAATGGTAGAGCCACCGCCGATCTTACCGATCTTATCTGTGACCTCAGCCATCTTCACGAACTTACCAGCCTTGTTGAAGAAGTTGATGTAGATGGGTTTGGCTTCCCCTGTCTTCTTATCCATGTATTCAGCGGTACGTTTGAAGTCGAAGCGAACCTCACCAGTGGGATCTTCGTTGTCATCCTCAAGGATCTCATAGGGGAAATGTTTACGTGCCTCTGCTCGATCTTTCTTCTTAAGACTTGCAGTCTCAGCATCAAAGGCTTCCTCTACCAGACCGTCAATAAGATCTTTAAGCTCACCACATTCGGGGCTATCGGTCTTCAGGATCAAACCAGTCTTCCAGTGTTTCTTCCCTTTGTATTCATCAGGTTTGTTGAGCCAAGGGTAGTGCGCGATTCCTGCCGGGGTTTTGTAACGTACTTCTTTTTCAGCCATTGATAATCTCCTGGTTGATGTAGATGTCCACGGGTATAAAGCCAGCCTCGAATGCCGCCCAGAGTCCCGATGGACTGATGTTGTTGTTGTCAAGGTTGTCCCAGATGTCACGACTGAGTTGGGTATCATCCCGTTTGAACTCGTCATATGCCTTCTCGATCAACTCCTGTGTTGCCGTTGTCCTCATGTTAGAATCTCATTGATCCTCCATGGTTAAAGGTTGATGTTGCATCCAAGGATTGAGATTTGGATGGGTTGTCTGTGTAGACGTTAGCTTGTGTCACCCCAGAGGAAGTAGACCTTCAGTGAAACAGAAAAAGCCCGATGCTCCAGACACTGGGTCCAGAACATCGGGCTTTATATAAGGATACATCTATCAACTGTTGCTGTATTGTCGATCGGTAGAATTTAGCCAAAAGAATAATCTGCCTGTAGCATCTCAGAGGGGTTCCAAGTACCAGGACAGGGGGGCGCAGGAATCTCTTCCTCAATGAGGGGCTGGATCTCACTGATGAACCTTGCGATCTGATCGTTGCTATATAGTTCCATGAATGTACGCTGGAGAGTCCGATGTAATTCCGCAGATACACATGGCAGTGCGGCAAAGGAGTCATGGATAACCACGATATCACGAGGACCAACAACATAATTCGGGTCCGGGGTCTCACCATCCAGAAGATTGAGGCCTGCTCTACCAAACTCATTGATCACAGTCCTGAGATGACATGCATCATAACTGTGGATATAATTAGCGGCGATCCCATTCTTCATACGGCCATTTGCAATCTTGGATTTATTGCTTTGGTAATTACGGGGAGAGAATCGGGTGCCTCCCCAATATGTATTGATCTGTTTGAGATCTTGTTCACGGTAGGACATGACGATCTGTACACCATCAGGTGTTGTCCACATCATAGGAGCATCAGCTTTACCGAAAAGTTTAGCGACCTCCTGCATCCAATCCATGAACTGAGTACCCTTGACTATAACCAGACGCATTGCCTTGGAGATTATATCCTTCATATAACAACAGGCTTTAAACTTCTCGTCCTGGTCAATGGATATCAGAACCTTACCCTTATCCTCATACTTCTGTAGCAGTTCAAGGAGTTGTTTAACATTGGTCCGTTCCTTGGCACCATAAACAAAAGTCATGACCGCCGCCTTGGTAACCCCACGATCCATCTTACCTAACCATGCTTTGGCATATAAGTTACCAGCTTGGGCATCCAGTTCAATCATAGGAATACCTACCTCTGCAACTTTACCATAGATGTCTTTCGGTAGAGTTAGGGACGTAAGGTTGACTTCGACTGCACAGACTTCATCCTTAAGCATACCAGAAATATGCTGGAGGCCTGAGCATGAACCATCCTGGGCTGAAGGGATATGGTTAACGAACTCAGGGCTGTAACCTGACTCAACCCATGCGGCATACTCAAATGTCCAAGCAAGGTAGGTCAGACACTTATCTGCCTGTAACCAAAGGGCATTCGGTCTCCAAGGATTAATCGCATCTGCACAGATCTCAGCCGCATGACGATCAACCCATGCCTCACGTTCAGTATAAGTCAACTTGTCTGCGGCCTTGTCAATCTCAGGGGTCTGCTCTGCAAAACATCCTGCACCTTGGCGTTTAAACCATGAATGAGCAAGGGGATCGTTGCCAATCGGTAGACCATTCTTAAGCATGATGAGAGATTTGCCTGTATCATTTGCTTGTGGTGACACATGGCTCTGCTTACAGTTGATGCGACCTCTCCATTCCGCAGTGTAACAGAAGTACATAGCCTCTTCGTTCAGATATCTTTCAGCGATCATAATCTGTTTGGCGAGACTGGATCGTTTAGATACATTACGTGCCCATGCCTCATGTCTCAGCATGTATGGGCGCATGGTCTTCTTATAAAGGTCATAGTTGGTTGTCTTAATGTTCTCCATCTCTTCGTCGGTAGCCCAAGGTTTAACCGGGGCATCCTTGAACAAGATGTCCTTATCCAGGGGGACGATCCCTGCCATGCCACCCTTGTTATCTCTGATTGTCTTGATAATATCGAGCATCTTGGTGTTGATAACCCATGGTACTGACTGAAGTTTATTACAAGCCTCCATGATAGGTTCCAGGTTACTAATCTGAGGATCAGCACGGTGGCTCTGGAAATTACGACCGACCAATTTATATCGGGAACTAACCTCCTGTCCCAGGTGACCTCCTCCTACCTCACTTGTCCAATCCATAGGGGGCATGATCATTGGCATATGCATCGGCTGTCTGATCTCATGGAACTCATGGGCATCTTCCATAGCTGAAACGACTTCGGCATTAGGTACAAACATAGCGGTCCCCTTGCCTTGGAGTTTCCCCTGTCCCTGATAGATCGTTTGCTTATCCCCAATGTTGGTGCAGGTACAGAGCATGGACAACAGTTTCATACCAAGGGATTTATGCGCCTTCTCACCCCATGATTTAAACTCGGAGGCTTCCTGGGTATTCGCACGGTTCTTAATGACAATTCTTTTCTGATCATCAGTCTTCATCCGTACAAACTTCTCGACATTCTTAAAGTATTGGGGGTTAACATTCTTAAAGTTTAGATAACCAGCATGATCATTCACTGCGGCACCAATCTTTTTGGCCAGGCCCAGGATAGGGACATATGGTGTATGGATAGAATTGAAGACCGTTCGTAGCACAATGAATGCCACTTCCATTGGGTCTATATCCTTGATGTACTTTCTTGACATAACGCCAGCACCGACACGCCCATGACCTACTCGGATGAACTTAATGAGACCTTGACGATCACCAGGGATCACCTCGCCTCTGAAACCAGATAGATAAGGATTCATGTACTGCCTGATCAGTGCCGCTTCAGGTTTCATAGACTCAACGCCACCTTTGGTACGTGCATTCTTAAGTGCTTCCCTATAACTGGTAACACCTATCTGAACTGATTCCATTTCGATGGCAAGCTGACGGTTAATAGTTTCTTGGGATACAATAGACAT